ATGTTATCGCTGTTAAAAACAAAACGGCGTACCTCATTGACTGTAAGGTGTGTTCAAACAACCGATTGTCTGCGATTCTATGCTCGACACGACGAGGTACAAGCGATGAAGATTAAATGCTGTAAGGAGTGCGTTGCTCCGAAGCGACACCCCGGCTGTCACGGTGTATGTCCCGAGTACCTATACGAAAAGGCACTGTGGGAGGAAGAAAAGAAAGTCATTCGTGAGGAACATAGGCGATTCAGTGAGCTATACGAGCAACGCTCCGAGGGAGTGCGAAAAGCACTTAAACATAGAAGACGATAACTTGCACAGAAAAGATAAAAATTTATCTTTTAGGTATTGACATTCAATCTTGTATGTGTTATCTTATAATCACAGCAAGACAAAAACTTATCCAATAAAGATTAAGGAGGATTTCATCATGGAAGTTATGAGAAACATGACTATTGACACTGAACTGTTTGAACTGGGAGACATTATCTCCTTCACACTCACCACCGGGGAGAAGGTTAAAGCGAAAGCCATTCGTGAGACCCCGAACGGTATGCTGTTCATCACTGTTGACTGTCTCAAGGACGAGCAGAAAATGTTCGAGAATCCCGGCAGAGCCGAGAAGGTTGACTACGAACATTCCGACCTTCGCAAGAAGCTGAACGGAGAAATCTTCGAGAGCTTCCCGGAGGAAATCAAGGGACGCATGGTTGGTATGCGAGTGGGTCAGACGAATTGCTTTGATATGCTCCGTATTCCTACCGAGCGTGAAATCTTTGGAGAGAACCCTTACGGTAAGGACGAGCCTGTATCTGTGAGACGCTTCTACGGCATGGAGAACAGCCGTGAGCGTATCGCTTTCCAAGGTTCGGAGACAGGTACATGGGAATGGTACTGGTTGCGGAACAAGGTTGAGGATTCCGCTTCCTTTTTCGCCAGTGTCGGCAGCTACGGTTATGCGAACTACGACGGCGCTTCCAACTCTTTTGGCGTTCGCCCGGTCTTTCTCTTATCCTAAAATCTCGCCCCCTTGTGGGGCGAGTTCAATAAAGGACGGAGGTGAATGTCGTGCAGACAAGATGTGAAGACTGTAAGAAAAGATGTGTCTGCCACGCTTGCCCTCTACATAATCAATGCCGCTACACTTTGAGGTGTAAATCCTCAAAGTGTTACTGCGGAAAATATAGGAGGTTATCAGAAAATGGAACAGAACAAAATCTGTCCTCTCCTCACGACTAACACTGTCGTAGACGAGAATAACACCGTGAAAATTGGCACACAGCCTGTTTTCTGCGTAACCGAGCAGTGTTCGTGGTGGTTGGAGGACAAACAGAAATGTGTAATCGCAGTTATGGGAGGTAAGAAATAATGGTATATTACATGAATAAGAACGTCCCGGCGAAGCGAGGAGATATTTTTTACATTTCCAACTCCAAGTGCTACGCCACAGACCCGAGTAATACAGAGGGAAGACCAGCAATCGTTGTCTCCTCTGATAAATTGAACGAACACGCAGATGTTGTCGAGGTGGTCTATCTCACCACCAAGGAAAAGCGTCTCATGCCTACTCATGCAGAGGTGCTGTGCAAGATTCCTTCAACCGCTCTGTGTGAGACCATCTACACGGTCAATAAGGACAGGCTGGGCGATTTCGTCCGTACCTGTACCGATAAGGAAATGGAGGGTGTCAATGCTGGAATCCTCTGCTCACTCGGTATCGACGCTCCTATGGTCGATGGCGAGCCTGTTGACAACTCTGTAACGGTCGAGAGGAATCTTTACAAGCACCTCTACGAAGACCTTCTCAATAAGGTAATGGCGAGGTGATGGATATGGGTAAAGGAGCTGATATGAGCTGGGAAGACATTCAGAATGAGTTCGACATTATGAACCGAATGTCGTGCCGCCCGGTTGGGTTGCAAAAAGTCCCCGGCAATCATATTTTCGATGAAGACCAGTCTGTGAAGTGGAACAGAGAACAGGTCGAATTGAATAACAAGAAGTATCAGAGTGAAGTAGCTCGGCTCAACACCGAGAAGAACAAGGCTCGAGATTCCGTCTACAATCTGATTATCGAAAAGATTCAGTATGAGGTGGGTCACAGGCTCTCTCGCAAGAAAGCGGAAGCCATTTGGAATCGTGCCTATGAGGACGGACACTCTTTCGGATTCTATGAAATTCGTTGCCGCCTATCAGACCTTATTGATTTGGCGATTACTCTGCTGGGAGGTGATAAGTAATGCAAGAGCTTTTCGAGACACGCAACGGTCGTGTCATTATGGACGAGGACTTATCCTCAAAGATGTATCTGATTAAGCAGTATCACCCCGAGAAAGCAGACGAGACCAGCTCAGGGTTTGAGTGGTCTGAAATGGGTATGGCTAACCTGTTCGGCTTGCTATACTCTCACGAAGCTCGCTATTGCCCGGAACACAAGAGCTGGTACACCTATCACGAGGGAGCATGGCGTAAGGACGAGGGAGCAATTCTTGTGTCCGAGAAGATTAAAGATTTCGTCCGTCTGATGATTCTCTACTGCGGAGAAATCGAGGACGATGATACCCGAAAGTCCTACACCGGGTTCGTCAATAAGATGGGTGACAGGCGTATGCGAGACAGAATCCTCAAGGACGCAACAGGTGAGCTTCGTATTTCTGCTGTGCAGTTTGACGCAGACCCCTATCTGATTAACTGCTTGAACGGTACATACGACCTTCGAGACTTCTCCTTCCGGGAACATAGCTGGAACGATTTTCTCACCATGCAGACAGCATTTAGCCACACTATCTCCAAGACGGTTAAGTGTAAACGCTGGGAGAAGTTCATTAAAGAGGTCACACAGAATGACGAGGACAAGGCAGACTTCCTTCAAAGGGCTTTGGGCTACTCCATGCTGGGTATGAGCAATGAGGAGTGTATGTTCATTCTTCATGGTAAGACCACTCGTAACGGTAAGTCTACTCTGCTCAACACCATCGAGACCATGCTCGGTGACTATGCCAAGGTTGCCCCGGTCGGTATGATTTGCCGTGGAGACCGTCAGAAGGACGCAGAAGCCGCCAGTCCTACCCTTGCCGGGTTGAAGGGCAAGAGGTTCGTCACAATGTCCGAGAGCAACGAATACGGCAAGCTGGACGAGGAGAAAATCAAACAGCTTACAGGCGGCGAGGAAATCTCCGCTCGTGCGCTGTACCAGTCGGCTATTACCTTCAAGCCGCAATTTACGTTATGGCTTTCCTGCAACGACCTTCCGATGGTAACGGACAAGTCTCTGTTCGCTTCCGAGCGTATCAAGGTGGTAGAGTTCAACCGCCACTTCTCCCCGGAGGAACAGGACACCCACCTCAAGGACGAGCTGTGTGAGCAGTCCAGCATGAGCGGCATTTTCATGTGGCTGGTGCGTGGGTATATTCACTACAAGGAGCGTGGACTTGCAATGAGCGGCAGTCTGAAATCGGTTGTCACCAAGTACGAGCGTGATAATGACCTCGTGTTGCAGTTCCTCGAGAACCGCTGTGAGCGTGTCCCGGAGGAAAGCTCGCCAACCGTTATCAAGGCGAAAGACCTGTACAACGCTTTCAAGATTTGGGCGAAGTCCGAGGGTGCTTATATCCTGTCAGCTCGTAAGTTCAATTCTGAAATGGAGCGTCACCCGGAGTGGTTTGACAGGAAATCGACCTCGAGCGGCTATGCAACCTATTGTGGTTTGAAATTGAAGGAGGTGCTGTGATGAGCGACTTAAAGATTTTTACTGATAACATCGAGCCTACGGCTCTGAATCAGATTTATACCCTTGTCAAACAACCAGCTTTCGCAGATTGCAAGGTTCGTATCATGCCCGATGTTCATGCTGGGGCTGGTTGTGTTATTGGCTTTACGGCTGATTTGGGGGATAAGGTCATTCCGAACATCGTTGGCGTTGACATTGGTTGCGGTATGCTGACCGTGGAACTGGGTAAGATTGACATTGACTTCGATTATCTCGACAAGGCTATCCGGGAGAACGTCCCAAGTGGTCGTGAAGTAAACGAGACGGCTATCTACCCTACCGAGGTAATTGAATACATTCGGTGCTATAAGGCACTCAAAGACCCGGAACGACTGGTTCGCTCCATCGGTTCTCTCGGTGGTGGAAACCACTTCATCGAGATTGATACTGATTCCGAAGGGGTAAAATACCTCGTGATTCATACTGGTAGCCGCAATTTGGGAAAACAGGTTGCCGAATACTATCAGAATCTTGCCATTGAAACCATGCAAGGTAAGGACGAACTCATTGCTATGCAAAAGAAACTGACTGCCGACTATAAGAAGCAAGGGCGTAAAGCAGAGATTCAGAAAGCGATTGCCGAGCTTCATAGAAAGTTCTCCCCGAACCCTCTCGGGATTCCGAAGGAGCTGTGCTACCTCACTGGAAAGCACCGAGAAGATTATCTCCACGACATGAAAGCGTGTCAGCATTTTGCGGCAACCAACCGATATGAAATCGCAAATCGAATCGTCAGCAGTTTGTTCGGAAGTGACATCGCCTACTGGGATTTGCCGATGTTCGAGACCGTTCACAACTACATTGAGTTTGGAACGAACATGGTTCGTAAGGGGGCTATCTCTGCGAAAGCTGGTGAAAAGCTCCTCATTCCTATCAATATGCGTGATGGTTGTATCATCGGTATCGGCAAGGGTAATGAGGATTGGAACTATTCAGCTCCTCATGGTGCTGGTCGAGTAATGAGCCGCAGTAAGGCGAAAGAGCTGGTTTCTCTCGAGGAGTATGAGGATTCCATGAAGGGTATCTTCACCACATCTGTCAGCCATTCCACCATTGATGAAAGTCCGATGGCTTACAAGACGATGGAGGAAATCATTGCCAATATTGCGGACACCGTAGAGGTCGTGAACATCATCAAGCCTGTGTACAATTTCAAGGCAAGCGAATAAGGAGGACATTGTTATGAACATGGTTTGCAAATGTGGTGGCAAGGAGTTCTTCACCGAGGAACACGGCAATCAGACAGGGCTTTACTGCTCCGCTTGTGGTAAGTGGCAGAAATGGCTCAAGAAGGACGAGATACGACTTTTCAATCACGGTGTCAAGGTAGAGAACGCTTCTCTGCTGGAACGTCTCAAGGCTCGTATCGAGGAAAGCGCAATCAAGGTATCTACTGTCAAAGCTCCGCATACCTACATGAAAGCTGTCGGCACGAGGGAGCTTGAAAAAATTCTCGAGGAGGAGTTGGGAAATGAAGACACGAAATGACATACTTGCCGAATACGTCCGCAGTCGTTACCCCGAGATTGAGAAGACCTTCGACTTTGCCGCCTACTCTGCTGGTGTTGCTCTCAAAGAGTTCGGCAGATGTATCAAGGAAGCGTTCGGAGGTACTGATAAGGAGGTAGACGATGTTTGCGATTCAGAACATTAAGACCGGGAAGTTTTTGTATGGCACAGACTACCGATACCGCCCTCCTCACCAGCGTACCAGCAACACGAAAATGCTCACTTACAGCTCTATCGCAGAAGCCGCACACGACTTTTGGGTTAAGAGGAAGTGCGGTAAAGATTACAGAATCGTTGTGCTGAAATCGGTTGAGGTTAAGCGAGTGATTGACTACTACGAGAGCAAAAACTTCATTTAACACAAAACGGATAAGTAATTATCAAAAACGACATTTACCAAACTATCTGAAAAGGATTGAAAAACAATCTTTTTATAAGAACGAGTTGTTCTTATTATTACAGTAGTTAAAGTAGCTGTTCTCAAGGTATTGCGTATAACTTCCTCTATATAGAAAAATCCCTATATATAGAAGTTATACGCAAAAACCGATTTTCAACTACTTCTACTACTGCAATAAGAATAAGAAGAAAGGAGACTGAAATGGATATAGATAAACTGTTAGCAGACAGTTCCGAGGAGACTGTTGCGACTAAGGAGACTGTTTCCAGCGAGGAGACTGCAATCAGTCCTCGTACCGGGAAACCGATTCAGAAGAAATATGCACCGAAAAAGAAAGGTAAGCCCCGAGGAGGTAATAACTGGTTGAAGCCGGAAAACATCGCTCCGGGGCTTGAAGCTGGTGATAACACGAAGTTCCTCTCCGTCAATATGGCATTGATGAATATGCCGGACATTGACATGGAGAATCCGTTGGAGGTGCAACAGCGACTTTCCGACTATTTTGCTTTGTATGCACAGTATGACATGAAACCTACGGTTGTGGGTATGGCTATTGCGCTGAATGGACACAACAGACAGTGGCTTTATGCGGTTACACATGACATTCCGGGAGGTGGTGCTGGATATAAGATTGCGTTGCCGCCGGAGGTAGCTGACGTAATAAAAAAGGCGTACTTTTTGCTCGAAAATTTGTGGGAAAACTATATGCAAAGTGGCAAGGTCAACCCGGTAGCTGGTATCTTCCTCGGCAAGAACAACTATGGCTACCAAGACAAGACCGAGTACGTTCTCACACCGAACCAGCAGAACGACAACGACTATTCTGCTGATGAAATCCGAGAACGCTACATTGCAAGCGACCAGCAGAAGCGACTTTCAGCAAGCAACTCTGACGAGGACACGAGCGACTAAACGACTTTCGCCCACGCTCCGACTTTCCGACTATCAGCCGAGCGACTATCGACTTTCGACTATCGACTATGAAATTGCTCCGGGATTTCCCGGGGCTTTTTCTATGTAAAAATTCACGGAAATTTTCAGAAAATCAGCCGGACACGGCACTCACCTCTTTACCTCTTTAGTGCATTGAAGCAAAATGCACCTCGGGCGGCGTGGGTGAACGTGTCCGGCGGCGTTCCTTCCATATAATGCGAATTTTGCGCCCGGTGAAATTCGCAATTTTAGAATTTATGTGTTGACAATTCGTATTATAAGAATTAGAATAACAATAACAACACAAACAAGATAAACAACCAACACGAAAAAGATAAATTTTTATCTGAAAAGTATTGACAAACAATCTTAAAAGTGCTATTGTATAGTCATAGCAAGACAAGAAACAACACTAAAAAGATTATATGGAGGTAAAACATTATGAAAATTACAGTTGACGCTTATGACATGAAAGAAAGATTTGTTGCCATGGATAGGGATTATTACACGTTCGAAGGGCTTGAAAGTTTACTTGATTATTATGACGAAATTGACGAAAACATGGAGCTTGATTGTATCGCTATTTGCTGCGATTGCACCGAATACGGTGAAGGGGCGGCGTGTTCGTTCTCTGATTTGATTAACGAATACGGTTATAAATACCCGGTTGAAGAATATAAGGAAGAAAACGACATTGAAGAAAACGATTTTGAAGAATCGGATTATATAGCTGCGTTGGTTGAAGTGTTGGAAGATGAAACAACGGTTTTACACGTTTCCAACGGTAACTATATTGTATTTGCTTTTTAAGGGGGTGCAAGTTGTGAAAAGAGTACATGAAAATATTAAAGAATTTGAAAACGGTAACTTGTCAATTCGTTTCCCGGTTGAATACCGGGAAAAGCTGAAAAGCGGCGTTGTGTCCGCTATAGAAGTTTTAAGCTGGACACTTGATGAATTAGATTGTTATTTTGT